TTACTACTGAACAAATACATAATAAATTAAATATTAACGTAAATAACAAAAAAATGACTGAAGAGTTAAAAAATTGGTTTAACAACAAAGTTGATGAAATTGTTGCAACTGTAAAAGGTGCTGACAATAAATCTGAAGATGTTGTTACTGAAGTTAATGTTATGCTTTCAGATAATGAAGAAATATCAAATAAATTATCTTCTTTTGAAGCAAGTGTAACTGACTTAAATGGAAAAATTGTTTCTTTAGAAGAAGAATTAACTTCTGCTAAAGGAGAAAACGAAACTCTTTCTACTGAAATAGAAAGACTAAATGCTTTATTAAACAAAGCAGATGCTAAAGGTACTGAAGTAGTAACTGAGGGCGACCCTGCTGTAGTTGAAAATAAAACTGTTGATGCTAATGCAGCTTTTTACAATGCAATGGCTGAAAGAGTTAGAGCAAAATTTAATAATTAATAATCTAAAATAAATAAAAAAATGGCAAACGTAGCTTTAAATAGTATAGCAGCAACTTATGGTGGTGCTAACTTAAACGAAATTTTTTATGAGCCAGTATTTAGAAGTGATGATTTAATGCGTAACTACAGAGTTATCCCTAATGTTAAGCATAAAATGAATGTATATACTTCTGCTGCTCTAACAAAAATTGTAGACCCTTACACAAATTGTTCATCAACAAGTGGTTCTACTCAATTTAATGTTGATGACAAAGTAATAACTGCAGGTAGATGTAGAGTTGCTTTAGAGCAATGTACACAAGAGTTCTTTGGAACTTACATTGAAGAAATGTATAGAAATGGTGTAGATGTAATGAACTTAGAAGGCACTCAATTAGCAGATGCGATTGTAAATCGTGCTGTAAAAGGTATAAGTTCTGATGTAGTTAGATTAGCTTGGGGTGGTGATGGTACAACTGCAGCTTATACTGCATTTGACGGATGGATGAAGTTAATGGGTGCAGATGCAACTGTATTAGCAGCTAGAACTGAGTATGATGGTACTGCAGCAGCTCCAACAGCAGCAGATGCAATTGGTCTTTTAAGAACAATGTATGACACAGCTCCTGCAAACTTACAACAAGTACCTGCATCTGATAAAAAGATGTTTGTAACTCCAAAAATCTTTAATGCTTACTTAGCAAACTTAGAAGGTTCTTCTGCAGATTTAGCTATTGTAAACACAGTTGAAGGTTACACAAGAGTTAGCTTTAGAGGTGTACAAGTTGTGCCTATGTATGAGTGGGACACTATCTTAGCTGACACTAATCCTGCTATTATGACAAAAGGAGGTACACACCATACTAATGGTGCTTGTTATTGTGCTGTTGAGAACTTGATTATAGGTTCTGATGTAACTGACCCAGAAGGTTCATTTAAAGTATTCTATGATGATTTAGAAGAAAAAATGTTCTTTAGAGGTTACTTTAAGTTAGGTGTACAGTTCTTGTACCCTTCTTTAGTACAATGGGGACTAATTGAGTAATAACAATAATGTAATATAGAGAGAGTGTAAAAGCTCTCTCTAATTTACTTTTAATAACTTTTAATAAAAAATAATAATATGGCTATAGATACAGGTTTAGCTGTTACTTGTACAGACTTACAAGCAACAGGTGGTATTAAGCAAATTCTTCTAAGGTCTTGGGCTACTGCAGATGCAGTTGTGTATGGTAATGGAGCAGGTGAGCATGACATTGACAGTATTCTTACAAGTGGTTCTCCTGCAGCTTGGTTTGTTTTTGAATTTAAAAACGAAACTGCTGCAATGACAGTAAATGCAACTAAAGAAAATGGTTCAACAGCTTTTGAATGTGGCTTGTCTTTTATGATACCAAAATTAGATAATGCAAAATTTGCAGAATTACAAGAATTGTTAAATTCATGTATGATGGGTATTGCTATTGACACTAATGACAATGCATTTGTTGTTGGTGTTAGTGAAAAATACAAAAATGAAGACGTAGCTTCTAAAAGTCAAACTTTCTTAAATTTAGCAAGTATGGAAGGTGGTACTGGAGCAGCTTATGCTGATGAAAGTGGTATGACAGTTAGTTTAATGGCTAGACAGTTTGAGTTACCAAGAAAATATATTGGTACAATTACTGTTGATACATCGGCTTTAACTGCAACTACTGCAGCTTAATACTAATTAGATACATAATAGGTATAAACTGAGGTTTTGTAAATCCTATTAATATCTTTTTTTTAATATGTGTGATTGCAACAAAAAAATTGTAGATTTATCACACTTAAAAATTTATATAATTATGGCATCATACAAAGCAAAATTATCTTCTGGTAGAACATATAAAGGAGATTTTAGTATTTCTTGGGCTACAGCTACACAAGAAGAATTGGCTTATGCTTATGAAGAAGCAGGTTTAAGTAATTTAATAGAAAAAACAACAAAAACAAAAGATGAGTCAGAAAAAACAAGCAAGAAAAAGTCAAGTAAGAAAGCAGACTCAACAGAAGAGTAATACTTTTGAGTTTGGTGTTTTTGATTTAGCAGTACCACAAAGTGTAGAAGAACCACAAGATATATCAAGGGTTCTTACAAAATACATACCTTTTGGTAACAATAATTTATTTCCACAATACTTAGCAGAATTAAAACGTAAGTCTTCTACACATAGAAGTGTACTTGCACAAAAAACTGTGTTTACAAGTGGTGCTAAATTTGTTACAAACAATCAAGATATTCAAGCATATATAAAAGATGTAAATGCTAATAAAGAAACTTTAAGACAAGTTTATAAGAAATTAGCTGATGACTATTATACTTTTGGAAATGCTTATGTAGAGGGTGTTTTATATGAAGGTGGGGTAAACCTATACCATATAGATGCAACTACTGTTAGAATGGCTAAAAACAAGAAAGAAGTATATGTACACCCAGACTGGGCAAAGTACAATACAATGAAAGACAAAACACAAACTATACCTCTTTACCCTAATTTAAAAGGTAAAAGATTTGTGATGCATTTTAAAGATTACGAACCAACATTTACTTACTATGGTTTACCTGACTATGTTGCAGCACTTGACCACATAGCTGTAGATTACGAGATAGGTAAATGGAATCACACTAAGTTTCAAAATGGTTTTCAACCTTCTGCTATTGTAGAAATATCAGGAGATATGGGAGAAGAAGAAGCTAAGAAATTAGTAAAAGAAGCACAGAAAAAGTTTGTTGGCGAAGGTAACAATGGCAAGATTATGTTTATTGTAAAGAATGGCGATACTTCACCTGCAAATGTTTCTATAATAAAAGATGACCAAGATGGTAGTTGGTTAGACTTACAAAAGATTACTGACCAAAACATAATTACAGCACATAGATGGCAACCTGCTTTATCTGGTATTGTAAGTTCTGGTAAGATGAACAACACAGGTAGTGAGATTAGAATTGCATATGACATGGCAATGACAACTGTAATTAAAGACACATCTGACTTATTATTAGATGGTATAAAAGATATACTTCTAAAAGAGATGGGTTTTGCAAGAGAAGAGTTATTAATACAGTACGAGCCACCAGTATCATTTGCAACTCAATTAGACCCTACTAAGATACTTACAATAAATGAGCAAAGAAAAATGTTAGATGAGGACTTCCCTATGTTAGAAGAAGGCAATATGTTCTTAACTGATAGAGAGCAAATTATTGTAACAAGAGATGATGACCAAGATGGTATTGGAGATAGTGAGAGTGAATTACAAGTAACAGAAGTTGAATCAGAAAACGAAGAATAAATATGGCAAACGTAAATCAATACATACCTTTAGTATCTGCAGGAGAAGTTATTAGTAATAGTTTTACAAATGCTAACACAGACCCTGCACTAATATCTAACAATACTATTTTGCTTACAGAATTAGCACATATAAAACCTGCTATAGGAAAAAAGTTTTATGAAGAGCTAAAGACACAACATAATAATGGCACTTTAACTACTGCTAATCAGACACTTATGGATGATTTTATGACAAGAACTTTATGTTGGTATGTAAGGTTTGAGGTTATAAATGAAGTGCAAAGTAATAGTGGTAGTATGGGTATTGTACATAATGTAGATGAGTTTGCTACAATTGTAGACCCTTCAGAGCTAAATGCATATAAGCAAGACACATATAGAAAAGCAGAGATATACTTAAAAGACATGATTGACTATATGGAAGATTCTGACCAAAATGGTTTATACCCTACATATGAGTCTGATAGACCTGCAAGAGGATATGCCTACAAGAATCATGGTATTATTATGTATGATAGCATATACTCAAGACCAAGAACGTATAACTACAACAGTTGGAGAGATTTCTGTCCATGTGATGACTGTTAAAATATAAGATATGCCTTGTTACGAATGTGAAAATGGATTGTGGAAATTTGGAGAAACTGGCAAGTGTCAGTATGAAACTAAAGAATCATGTGAAACTGCTAACAAAGACTATTATGCAAAGACATACAATGACTATCCACAGTCTGCAACTAACAATGCTAAGAGAGCTTTAAAGTGGGTAGAAGAAAATGGTTGGGGTTCTTGTGGAACTGATGTAGGTAAAAAAAGAGCTAGACAATTAGCAAATAGAGAAAGTTT